ATCATTTATAGATAAGTCATTATTTAATGATGCAGCCAATAGCGCAACTGTTGCAGCCGCAACATTATTATATTCTTCATCTTCTTTTCCATTTTCTGTATTAGCATCACTAACAAATGGCTTAACATTATCATCTATATCCACTTTTGGCTCTTTTGCCTCTTTATCCTCTTCTATAACCTCTTCTATAACCACTTTTAAATCTCGCTTATCATCTAATTCTGGCCCATCTTTAACAAGTGGTCTTTTTCCAGACCCAACATTTAATCCAGTTTCATCTTCTTCATCTTCAACTTGTCCAAGATAGATATTAAGTAATTTTTTAACATCTTCGTCACTAAGTTTTTTGCCATTTGGCCGCATTTGTTTTATTAATTCCATTATTTTTTTAGTAATTGCTTCTATTTTAGCTTCACTATTAACATTATTTAATTCGTTTATAAGTTTATAAATTTGTCTTTTTAAATTTTTTTCATGTGTGCTTAGCCTAACATTAGAAGTTAGATCGTCAAGAACTTTGAATAATTTTATTTTAAAATTATCGACGTCCCATGGTTTAATATTTTTATATAGGTCTGTAAGATTGTCATATTCATCGCAATTAGCCAATCTAGACCCAGAACAAATTCGAGCAAATACATTTTTTAACATAAATTGTGCAAATGAAACCGAATTACGTTCATTATCGGATAACACATGTTTGGTATGTTGTATTAAAGCTTCTTTTCTATTATCATCATCAGAGTTTGATAAATCTCTGTTTTTTTCTAATAATTTTTTATGTATATATAACACAAATCTAATATATATTTTTAAAGTAGATTTCAAAAGTAATAAATCATCTTTATTCATGTTATATTATTATATGTGTATTTACTATATAATATATTATTATTTTAAAAATAAAAAATAATAATAAAACTAATAAAACTAATAAAACTAATAAAACTAATAAAACTAATAAAACTAAAAAATAATAAAATAATAAAACTAATAAAACTAAATAATAAAACTAATAAAACTAATAAAAATAATAAAAATAATAAAACTAATAAAACTAATAAAACTAATAAAAATAAAATAATAATATAATAATATAATAATATGTCACCCAATCCAACCAGTGTTGAACAAGTAAATAATAAAGAGTGGTTGCGATTTTTAGAGTTTGTAAAGCGTAAATATGGTGAAGATAATGCAGATTTTATTAGAACAAATGACTATTTAAAGAGAGAAAATCCAAGTCAAAGCATTTCTCAATATTATAGAAGTAAAATACCATCTATAGGCAATCAAGATTTGCCACTATCTGAATTATTGAAAAATCCTGTTTTTTTAACAAGTGTTCTAGGTTCCAATGACAGTGAAATAGCAGAATTTACAGATATATATAATGAAACAAATACTTTAATGAAACAATTAAATAGCACAGAAGACAATATATATATTAAATGCAATCCTGTAGACGACAATGGAAATGTAATAGACGAAACAAATAATTCAATAGGAACTAATATAAGCAGTTTAAATGCTATGTTTGGCGAACTAGGATCAGGATTTAGTCCTATGTTTTTATATAGCAGTATAGGAATGCAAACATTCATAAGTCTAATAATATTTTTAGTAATTTATTATATTGGTAAATATATTTTCATAGATTATCCGAAAAACGTTATTTCAAGACGAATATAAAGTATATAATTAAAGTAACTAAGATTAAATATTAGAAGCGCTATGTGTATCGCATTCAACCGGATTATAATTGTCAATACTTGTAATATTTTCAGGGCGTTGATCTATTAAAGTAACCATTTCTTCTTCTAAAGTTTTAGTATTTAAATGACTATTCAAATTTTCCATTTTTGAAGCTCTAGTTGTTTCAGATTGAGCCATAACTCCATGATCAACTTTTTGGGAGCGACTTAAGAATACTAAAGCTACTCCGCCAAATAATAATGCAATAAGAGGGTTGCTATTAAGTAATAGTATTATGAAAATAATAGCAAGAGAAAGATACATATAAATATTGTTTATATGCGGAGCATAATTATAAGGCGTTGAAACGTTGCTTATTAAATATAACAATAACAATATTACAATAATAATTTCGTATGGTTTAATATTGGATAATTTCATAGTACTTGTCCTTAAAGTGTTTGTGCTCTTATTAATAAAATCCATTATAGTATAATAAAATATTATAATAAAATATTATAAAAAAATATTATAAATATTATTAAAAATACTTAAAATAATAACAACAAATTATAAATATTATAAAAAAATATTATAAATATTATTAAAAATACTTAAAATATTAACAACAAATTATAAATATTATAAAAAATTGTTTATAATATTTATTAAAAATACTTAAAATATTAACAACAAATTATTAATAACTAATTAATAATAACAAGATTACTATAAAATAATATGCTAATTAAAAAGATTAGCCCTAAAAATCGCGAAAATTATAATGATTTAAGTCAAGTTATAGAAAATATAAAAAAAAACAATATGCACAGTTATTTAGGTGCTAAAGGATATAGTATATATAAATCATGTTTAACTCCTAAAATAATAGAATTTATAAAAAAGGAGTTAACGGTAAAACCAACATTACAAAATTCTTATATTGAAGCAAAATCATTTCCCATTTATCAAGAGTCGGAAAAAAAGATTTACGTGCCTCGTTATTGGGGAATAGCTATGTTTGGACACCCTAAAATGCTTAAAATTCCTTATGGAGAAAATATAAATGTAAAATTTGAAGGACTATTGAGAGATTATCAAACAAATGTGCTAAATGAATATTTGAAAGCGATTGACTTTGGAATTAGTGATGACAAAAATAAAGGTAATGGATCGGCACTAATAGAGTTATGGACTGGAGCAGGAAAGACGGTTTTAGGACTTAAAATAATTGAAGTGTTAAAGAAAAAGACCATTATTTTTGTTCATAAAACATTCCTAAAAAATCAATGGATAGAACGAATACAACAATATTTACCAAATGCGCGCATTGGTTCTATTCAAGGTCAAAACATTGACATTGAAAATAAAGACATTGTGCTAGCTATGATACAAAGTGTTAGTATGAAGACTTATAATGACACATTATTTGACAGTTTTGGATTAAGTATATATGATGAATGTCATCACATGTCAAGTGAAGTATTTTGCAATTGTTTAAAGAAATGTAATACATTATATGGCCTAGGCTTAAGCGCAACAATGAATAGGAAAGACGGATTAACAAATGTTTTTAAAATGTATTTAGGGGACATTTGTTATAAACATTCTAAAAAAGGCAATGAAGACGACGTATTAGTAAAAGCAATAGAATTTACAATTGATGATGATGAATATAATGAAGTAGAGCGCGACTTTAGGGGGCAAGTTAAATATAGCACAATGGTAAATAAAGTTTCCACTTTAAATATGCGTAGTGATTTTATTGTATATGTGTTAGAAAGCGAATTGTTTATTAATCCAAAACAACAATTTATAGTGTTGGCGCAAACTAAGAGTTTATTAAACTATTTATATAGAGCAATTGTTTATAAAAATTTTGCATCTGTGGGCTATTATATAGGAGGCATGAAAGAAAGTGAATTAAAGAAATCGGAAAGTAAAACTATTATATTGGCAACATTTAGCATGGCGGCCGAAGCATTAGACATTAAATCATTGACAAGCTTACTTTTAGCAAGTCCAAAATCTGACATTGTGCAAGCTGTGGGCCGTATTTTGAGAGAAAAACATAGCAATCCATTAGTAATAGATATTATAGATGGACATGATGTGTTTCAAAACCAATTTAATAAACGTAGAGCATTTTATAACCAAAAAAACTATAGAATATTTCGCACATCCAATAAAAATTATGAGCATTATGTAAAATATATGAGGTCATTAACAACTACAACTACAACTACAACTACAACAACAACTACAAGTACAACTACAACATTATTAAATATTGAAAATGAATTATTTGATGTTGATAAAGATAGTAGTACTAGTAGTAGTGCTATGGACAACCTACAAAACTTATGGAATTATTTATTGACTAAGAAAAATAAAAATGCAAATGCAAATAAGAATGCAAATGCAAATAAGAATGCAAATGCAAATAAGAATGCAAATAAAAATGCAGAAAATGCTGAAATTAGTGAATATAAATGTCTTATTAAGCTATAAAGCATAAAAACATTTAATATTAAACATAAAACATTTAATATTAAACTTTAAACATTAAAACATATAAAATATTAACATATAAAATATTATTATTAACTTATACTATAAATATAGTATAGTGTTATGGAAGTCAAAGAAAATAGTAATAGTGAGCCTATAATTGGGGATAATCCTAATATAATTGGAAACATTAATCATGAAGAAATAGCATGGAAAATAATTGACAAATTTTTCGCTCAAGATTCAAATATGTTGGTTAAGCATCATTTGGAATCGTATAATGATTTTTTTAATAACAAGATACACAATATATTCAAGGAAAAAAATCCAATATTAATTATGAAAGAACAAGACGAGGATACTAAAGAATATAAGTATAAAGCAGAATTATATATAGGAGGTAGCAGCGGAAAGTTAATTTACTTTGGTAAGCCAGTTATATACGACGAACATAGAGAGCATTATATGTTTCCAAACGAAGCAAGATTAAGAAACATGAGCTACGCGCTAACAATACACGTTGATGTAGAAATAGTTTATTATATTATGAATGAAGACGGAACATATGGAGAAACCAGATCATTATTAGAAAAAATTTATTTAGGAAAATTTCCAATTATGTTGAATTCGGATTTATGTGTTTTAAATAAATTAGATAAGATTGCCAAGTTTAACATGGGCGAGTGCAGAAATGACAAAGGGGGGTATTTTATTATTGACGGTAAAGAGAAAGTCCTCATAAGTCAAGAGAAATTTGCCGACAATATGTTATATATTAAGTCCGATTTTAATGACTTGTATAGTCATTCAGCAGAAATCAGGTCAGTTTCAGAAGACGCATCAAAA